CAATTCATTAGACGATATGTATAATGAAATACAAGTGCCGTTATTACTTGCCGTAATGTACTTTTTATTTCAGTTGCCATTTTTTAGGAAAATGTTATTTGGGTATTTTCCCATCTTGTTTTCGACTGACGGAAATATGAACATCAACGGATTTCTATTCACAAGCGCGCTTTTTGGCCTGTTATATTACTTGATCAATAAAACCACGAATCGCTTTGGCGTTTTTTAGCAGAGACAAATGTGTATAAAAACCCACTTAAAAATAAGCAGATATACTCATATACCATAAACAAATATGAATTTAATTAATATATTGGCGTCTACATACGAAAACATAAGTAGAATAACTCTGTATAATAGTTTTAAAACGGGTAATCCAACATACGACGCTGTTATATCAACTATTGTAATTGGCATATATGGCTATATATTAAATTATGTAGCCAGATATGACGTTATGGACATTTTATCAAATGTCAACTTTGAAACCTTCAAAAGTTGTCTTTTTCAGAAAAATTGTGTTGTTATTGAAGGGAAAAAATGTTCCACCACGTGCTCATACAATTTGACACCAAATATTTCTGCCATATATAGCACCAGGTTCAAGGCGATTTCCAACCACATTATTTCTAATATTGATAAATTCGCTCCTATTTACCAGATTAAAGAAACATATAGCACCTATCAGACAACGTCTAATGAGGAAGAGAGAAGAAAAACCCACGAGATATTCATGGTTGATCAAAGAAAATCGTTTAAATTAGAGGACAATATTTATGCGCGCGTAGAAACGGAACAAGAAGCATCCGGTGACGAGAGGGACAAATCAAATACAAAAACCGTAAAAATGACATTTGAGATATATTCATACGTACATTCAATTAGTTTTCTAAAAACATATGTTGATAAGATTACCGAAAAATACGTCTCGTCTGTTCGAGAAATTCGAAGCAATAAACGGTTTATATATAATTTAGACAGTGTAACCCAAAAACAAGAAGAAGGATTAACAAGTTGTTGGAGAGAAGATGTGTTTGAAAGTGCGCGGACATTTCAAAATATGTTTTTCGATGGAAAGCAGCAACTCGTGGCACATATTGACCATTTTTTAAACAATCGAGAATGGTATTATGAAAAGGGAATACCATACTCGTTGGGGATTGGGCTGCACGGTCCGCCTGGGACTGGCAAAACCTCATTTATCAAGGCACTCGCAAAATATACTGATCGCCACCTTGTCGTTATTCCGCTTAAAATTATAAAAACCAAAAAACAACTAGAAGGTTTCTTTTTTGAAAACACGTATTCTAGTTACAATGAAAAGGGTTCCGTGCCATTCAACAAGAAAATTATAGTCTTTGAAGATATTGATTGTATAGGTGACGTTGTATTAGAACGAGGTAGCAAAAACAAAACGCGCGCAAAAGCGAAGGATACATCGGAAAATATTGTAATAGGCGACATCGCCAAGCGTGAGCTTAATTCATCTGAAGTAACAACCGTACAACTAGTCGCTCCGGTTACAGAGCCACCAATCACACTCGACGATATTCTTAATTTATGGGATGGAATCAGAGAGACTCCTGGTAGAATATTGATAATTTCCTCGAACCACTATCGTAAGCTCGACGCAGCATTGACTCGTCCCGGAAGAATCGATATAACACACGAATTAAAAAACGCAAGTCATTCAACCATATCTGAAATGTATCAGAATCTATTCAATAGCCCTATCCATAAAGGTAACCTGAAGAAGATCCGTGAGTATTTATATTCACCGGCTGAAATAATAAATATTTACGTTCAAAATAGAAACGAACACGATTTTATGAAGCGATTAATGCAAAATAAAAAAAGCGCGTAAATCTAGATAGATAGGCCTAGATAAACTCTGCCTTGTTATAATGGGCTCGCATGCTTTTTATATGTAATTCTACATTATTTACATCCTTTACACACGCCAGCGGAGGAGATATTAACGCTCTACTGGTACTATTTGTTAATAGAAGATTAGATGCCGACAAATGTTCGGCCTCGTTTTTTGCTATAGCACCAATATAGGTGTTATAATATTTATCGAGTATACATTTTGCGTGTTTTCGTGATAAAATATACATTTGCGTCCCGATTAGAGCATCTGGATAATTATGATACATATATTTTGACCTCCCATTCGTCTCACGTTTAAGTGAGAATCCGTGTTTCGCAACACATTCGTCCACTAGAAAAGGCGTAAGATAACCCAATAACAATATATCCAAATTTAACAAGTTGAAATCGCATAATATTTTCGGTAACATCGACTTTATATCAGTGTGAATATAAATGTCATTTTCGCAAAAAACACTATAAGCACACGTTGTTTTATAATAAAAATCATATATCATACGTAGATGATCACCCCCACTAAATGTGTCATAAATATTTTGTTGTATATTAGTAACATAATCAGCGGCATAGTAATTACAGTTGACGCCAAGACGCGTAAATCGTTCTTTCATGCTATTTGTCTGTTTCATTGTATTCGGGTATAAACAAAAAAACTGACAATTATACAGTTCCGACATATAATATAGCTGCTATATTACATATACTTATTTTATTTACATCAAAATATTTCATTATGCTATTATCCAATTTATAATAAATTTCGTTTTATTATAAAATAGTAAATACCGTCATATACTAGTTTGAATGATTCAAGATTTCGTTATAAAATTAATAGATAATTTGCCCACCGAGATAACAAAAACGAAGGAACCAATCGTAATAGACCTGATCTTGGATGGCGGCGCATTTAATGGTAGTTATTTAGTTGGCGCACTATACTTTTTAAAGGAAATGGAAAGGCGTAAATATATTAGAATAGATCGCATATCCGGATGCAGTGTCGGAGCAATTGTGGGATTCTTATATTATATTGATGGATTACACCTTATGACAGAATTATATGAAATACTTGCGGCTGACTTTAGAAAATCATACAAGCTACAACTTGTTAAACAGCTTAAGCGGCATTTAGGCGGCAGTATTCCGGCGGATATTTGTCAAAAAATAAACGGCAAATTATTTATTACGTATCATAACATCAAAAGAGGCACAAAGCCGGTAAAGTGTAAATATGCAGACATTGACGATATTTTAAATACAATAATAAAGTCGTCCTATATTCCATTTTTAATAGACGGTAATGTGCTATACAAAAATAAATATATAGACGGAATGAACCCATATATTTTCGCAAATGAGCCAAATAAGAAAATTCTTTACATGGACCTCTTTGGTTATGACAAGATAAGCAATCTTATCAACGTGAAAAACGAAAAATCGAATTATCACCGCGTGCTTTCTGGGTTGTTAGACATTCATTCGTTTTATATAAAACAATCCAATACCCAAATGTGTAGCTATGTTAATGACTGGAATATGTTTAATAGCGGAGGTAACTACATAAAGATTCTAATAGAGAAATTGATACTATATATTGTTTATGCGATAGTTTTGATAAATAAGAACATACCCAAAGAGGTTAAAGATAGTATACTTTACAAGAGTTTAGCAAAAATATTATATGACGTTTTTTTAATCGTATTGGAAAATCGTTGTTTATAAGTTAGAATAATGAAGCATTTATATTCTTCTATAAAAATGGACAATATTGATATTACTAGTTCTGAATACACAATTAACGACATTTCCAACGATATTATCGGTGGAAGTGACGATTTATCAGGAGACTCACTATATATTTATATTGGAGTTTTGGTTTTCGCTCTATTGGCCATCGTATTCTTATATAAAATGTATAATAGACATCGGCGAGTCACATTTCAAGATAAGCTAGATGACTGTTACGGTGACGTTTGTCGCCCATAATTTATTTATCTGGAGCGTCTTGTTTTACCGCCATAAATAGCCAAGGGCTTCTTCTTCTTATTTGTTCTGGCTCTTTTGCTTTTATTGGACTTCTTTTTATATGGTTTATTATCATCTGATTTTTTATTTTTAAAATCATCTGGTTTATAATTTAAAAACCACTCTTCTAACATTCCCTTATCGTTTTTCTGTTTTAATTCTTTATATTTCGCCGCCTTATCGGCTCGCATTTCTTCAACGGATTCTTGGTGTCCATAGCAAGTGATGCTGAATCTAGTGAGGAGGCCCTTTTGTTCCAATCTATTTTTCTGCTGCACATCAAAGAGAAAACTCGACATGCATAATATTCTGTCTAAGAAATGGTTATAGTAAGGGCGATCCGCATATAAAAATGCCAAATAGAAACTCAACATGGTGTCGATTGTTGCTATTTTGACCTTTTGTCCGGCTATGGTAATAATATTGTAACTGTGGCACGCAATAGGTTTGTAGATCATTGCGACGGTATCCTTTCCAACTAAAATTTCATAATGCGCTGGGATTACTTCTCCAACCGGCTCCCTTTTTTTGACTTGAACGTTTGTGACACCAATGTCTTTTAAGCGTTCCTTCACAATTTCGGCAGTTGTTTCGGGGTCATTGGATAAAACATCAAAATCCGCAATCTTTTCGAATTTATTTTTTACGTTACCTGGCATGTAGCGTGCATATAGAGACATGGCGTAGCCGCCAAAAAACACGACGCCTTGATTTATAAACGTATTTCTTACCGTATCATAAATAAGGTCTTCATCTGTTCTGTTTTCCATTTCGCGTTGAAATTCAACCATGTTACAATTTAAATCTGTAATTGGATAATGCTTATTTAATAGCGAGAGGCGTTTCATAACCTTTTCCCATCTACTCGTATCTCCAGCAGGGCGCGAGAGTTCTAAATACATCGACATTCTTAAATAGTTTGGCGGTGTGTATAAAATTCCACCCACACGAATTGCGTCCTTTTTCAACGCATTATAAATACCCTTGGGTAACATGGTTATATCAGCAACCGGAATATAATTAACGAACACTTTATATGTGCCGTGATGCTGACCCGCCTTTGCCTCCACGTCTGTAAACCCCTGTTTATAATAAACATCTGCCAACTCTTTTGCGTCTGCCAACGCATTTACAGCGAAAAAGTCGTAATCCGGAATCTCTACTTCCTTATTATAGAACTGGTCGTCGGAAGGTAATATATTATTAATTGCCGTCCCTCCATAACAAATTAGGGCCTTTCGCTTAATAAAATCTTCGACGATCTTAATAATTCTTTTGATATCGTCTGATTGAATAACGCGCTTAGCCATCTTTTCTTCTGCTTTATCAACTGCCATACGAAGAATCGCTAATTCACAATCTTCGAATTTTAATCCTTTACATGTCTTTTTTGTTGTCATTCCGCGGTCTTATATACTAAATAGATTTAAATCTTCAAGTGGGATTATTTGTAGTTTTTATTTGTAGTTTTAAATTTTGTATAGTGGGTGTGAACCCTTCTTAAGATTTAAAACTATAATAGTCGGTTGACGTTGTGCGTGTAGCATATGAATACGCGGGGTTTTGTTTTTTTGGTTCCGGAATAGTGACTGGTTGGTATCTCAAGTCCGCGGGTTTTAAACAAAAGGCGTAACCACATCTGTCGAAAAACTCGTCATTTTCCATTAAAAAGTTGTCGGTCAATTGATAACGCATTGCGACAAAATTACATCCATACGTTCTAGCAAGCATTGCGCTTGGATTTGCGGGATCAATACCCACATCTGGGAACACAATTGTCATACCCGTCTTGTTATAGTCAGTTAATTCCTGTGTGTCGGGGTTATTTACAATATCATAATTTGAATAACTTCTCATAAAGATTGAGTTACTTGTTATGTTTACGTATTCTAGGAACGCTTCATTCTGTAAAAATGAGTTGTTTATTTTATCAACGACTATAATGACCTTGTTCCTAAATGTTTTTAAGGGAACACTTCCTAAATTATGACCACTATTTTCAAAACTATAATCCATTCCAAGCAAAATGTCATCATATGATTCTAATACAGATGCCAAATTAGAATACATTTCCTGATTATTACTTTTAATTCTTAAGTGAACAATGATGGGGTCTGTTGGGTTTGGTGCGGTTCCGCCGGAAAATGCGTAGCTACGGATTGTCTCCATTACACTGCCAAAAGCAACGGAATTAAACGTCTCTTTAATGAAATAACTGTCGACTGTGGAAGTAGCAACGACGGGTTGGTTATCAATCGAGTATATTTCAAAGTCTAAACACCGGACACCTTGTTTAATTACTGCTTTTAAATTACATATATCTACAAAATCGTTTTTGTAAGAACCACCCGAACAAGCATTATATGCAGTTTTTACATAGTAATCGAAAAGGTTGCCGCTACAGTCAGGATCATTCTCAGAAATAGGTCTAATGTTTCCATTTACGCTTGGATATAAAGAATTCATAAAATCGCATTCCTTCGATGATAACCTACTAAGATAAATCATGTATGCGATAAATGTTACAAGGATGATAAAAATAATCGCAATAATCATATAGGACTGGAAAGCTTCATCGGAATTTGTAATGTTGCTTAAATACTGTTCTGCTACGCTTGGCATTAATCTAATATAATATATTATTTTTTAATTTAAATTTGGGTTTTAGAATATTTAGGAGTAATTTATCCTCACTTTTAAAACTAAGGATAAATAATTTAAATAAAATATTTTATAATATTATAAGAAATGCCCAAATTATGTGAATTTGAAAACTGTCGTAAACAGGCGAGTTATGGTGATTTTTTTGGAAAGCCGCTTAGATGTAAACAGCATAGGGAAGAGTATAGTTTAGTTAGTCAGTTGTGCCAAGAAGGCACTTGTAAAATATTTTCGTCTTACAATTATGATGACCAAAACAAACCCGCATTTTGTTTTCAACACAAAGAATCTGAAATGATAGATGTAAAAAATAAACATAAATTTTGCGCGCATCCAAATTGTCAAACAAGAGCCACGTTCAATTGTGAAAATGAAAAACGAGCAAAATTTTGTATAAAACACAAAGAGCAAAATATGATAAATATTATGGATAAATGCTGTGAGCATAAAAATTGTAAAATAAGAGCTTCTTTTAATTACGAAAATGAAAAAAAATCACGGTTTTGTAAATCGCATAAGTTAGACAATATGATTGATGTTAGTAATAAAAAATGTCAACATGAATTATGTAAATTCAAACCTAGCTTTAATTACAAAGAAAAATTAACTCCTATATTTTGTGGTCAACATAAACTAGACGAAATGATAGATGTAATACATAAAAGGTGTAATTTTCCAAATTGTGATACACAACCTAATTTTAATTATATAGATGAGAAAATGGGATTGTATTGCGCTGAACACAAATTGGATGATATGGTTGATGTTAAAAATAGAAAATGTTCTTTTGTTCAATGCTGTAAACAGTCGGTGTTTAATTTTAAAAATGAAAAAATAGGTTTATTCTGTGGCGAGCATAAGCAGGATGGGATGGTCGACATTAAGAGCAAAACATGCTTGTATCCTGATTGCAAAACTAGACCTATTTTTAATAATCATGGAGAGAAGACTGGGTTATATTGTTTACAGCATAAGAATACAGGAATGGTTGATGTCAGAAATAATAAATGTAAGGCGAATTTTTGTTTAGGAACAACCGCAAATACAAAATACAAGGGTTATTGTTCTTCTTGCTATCAAAATTTATTTCCCACTGATCCTCTAACTTTACAAATGAATTCGAAAACAAAAGAAATTGCTGTTAGAGATTTTATTAATGTTAATTTTGATGGATTTCAACACGATAAACCATTGTGGAGTGGAAATTGTGATTGCACGCATAGAAGAAGAATAGATCATAGATGTTTAATTGGAAACACTCTTTTATGCATTGAAACAGATGAAAATCAACATAAGTGTTATGATTTAAAAGATGAAGAAATTCGTTATGATGATTTATTTATGTTGCACGGTGGCAAATTTATTTATATTCGTTTTAATCCAGATAAGTTTAAGGATAAAAATGGTAAATCGGTAAATCCTATGTTGTATACACGATTAAATATTTTGAAAGAAGAAATTGAAAAGCAAATGCAGAGAATTAAATGTGAAGAAAATATTGAAATGTTAGAAATTATAAAATTATATTATGATGAAATAAAGAATTAAAAAATTTCCTTATTATATACTTAATATGGCCGGCGGATTAATGCAATTGGTTAGCGAAGGGCAACAGAATATAATTTTAAATGGTAATCCAAGCAAATCGTTCTGGAAGGCTGTTTATAAAAAATACACGAACTTTGGTAAGCAAAATTTTAGATTAGATTATGAAGGAACGCCAATAATTAATCCTACAACAGAATCAACATTTGTATACAAAGTCCGTAGGTACGCTGACCTCCTTATGGACTGCTACATCTCAATCAATCTCCCTACAATTTGGAGTCCGATTATGCCTCCTCAACCGATTTATAATTCAGCAGGCGCGGTAACTGGTTATACTGACTGGGCGCCATACGATTTTCAATGGATAGAAAATATCGGCGCGCAAATTATTAGCCGCATAACTATTAATTGCGGTAATCAAAAATTACAAGAATATTCGGGGCAATATATTTTAGCTTCCGCTCAGCGCGATTTTACTGCCGAGAAGCT